CCTTTATTCACACGGGCGCAAATTGAAAGTAGGGTAGGTGAAACAAATGGAAATCGAAATCAAAACCATAAAGCTGGACGATATCAAACTAAACCCGGATAACCCGCGCACTATAACCGGGAAGGCGATGAAAAACCTTGTTAAATCGTTAAAAGAGTTCCCGGACATGCTTGAATTGCGTGAAATCGTAGTTGATGAAACGATGACCGTGATGGGCGGGAATATGCGGTTACTCGCTTTGCAAAAAACTTCCGCAAAGGACTGCACGGTTAAGATCGTGTCTAGGTTGACACCGGAACAAAAGCGCGAGTTTATTATTAAAGATAACGCTGGCTTTGGGGAGTGGGATTTTGACGCTTTGGCGAATGGTTGGGACGATTTGCCGCTTGTCGATTGGGGTGTCGATTTTCCGAAGGCCTGGGGAAGTGATTCAGGCAAGGATGGTGTTGGCGAGCTTACGCTTGAACAAAAGTTTATGATTGTTATTGAGTGCGACGGAGAAGAGCAGCAAATTGAACTTTTAACAAAATTTCAAGGGGAGAATTTAAATTGCAAAGCGTTGATATCGTAAGAGAATCGACCATTGAACGAACTCCGAGAGTTTTGCAGCTCGAAGGAATGTTTGATATCCCTCCGACAAAAAAGAGCGCTGAGACTTGGCATGTGGAGTTGCCTATCGATGAAAAGCCGTGGAACATCGGATTGATCGTCGGGCCGTCTGGATCGGGGAAGACGACGATAATTAACGAGTTGTTCCCAGAGCATATTGCAAACCGTTTCGATTGGCCTAAAAAGAAATCAGTGCTTGATGGTTTTCCGGCAACAATGGGTATTAAAGATATATCGGCCTTGCTTAATTCGGTTGGTTTTTCTTCGCCTCCGTCTTGGTTCAGACCATTCCATGTGCTTTCCAACGGTGAAAAGTTCAGGGTTCACATTGCACGGGCACTGGCAGAAAGCAAAGATTTGTGTGTGATCGATGAATTTACATCCGTTGTCGATAGGACGGTTGCAAAAATTGGAAGTTCTGCGGTTGCAAAGACGGTGCGGAGATATGGCAAAAAACTAATTGCGGCATCATGCCATTACGACATTGAAGACTGGTTGCAACCGGATTGGGTATACCGGCCGATTGAAAACGCTTTTGAATGGAGGTTACTTCGGCGGCGACCGGAAATCAAGCTCGACATCTGCCGGGTGCGCTATAATGCTTGGCAGTATTTCAAACGCTATCACTATTTAACGGCGGATTTAAACAAAGCGGCACAATGTTTTGTGGCTTTTTATGATGGGTTGCCGGTGGCGTTTTATTCATATCTTCAATTTGTGAACAATCGACTCAAGCGGACAAAGCGCGGGCATCGGATGGTTTGCTTGCCAGATTACCAGGGGGTCGGGATCGGAATAAAATTGGAGGAATATATCGCCTCATGTTTAAAGGCGATTGGTTGGGATTATATAGGCTCATCGGCGCACCCGGTTAGAAACCACTACTGCGCGAAGTCGCCGCTATGGAGAATGATTTCAAAACCGGCTATAAACATAAATAAAAACAGAGGCAAAAAGGGAACACCGTCGATGGGGGGTGGGAATTATAGACAGTATCTTGGACGGATGATCGCAACTTTTCGATATATCGGACCACCCGCCCCGGTTGAGGATGCGCGACGGATTATCGCGCATAGTTGATTGTTTTGAGGATTTTGCCGAGATGAATTTCATACCGCCCATTTTTAACGATGCCGAGGCACTCTACCTGCATGAGCGGGGAGTCGGCCCGGTATCCGTTGCGGAAATGGATTTCGGAAAACTGATGGCCATCAAGCCGTCTTTCCCAATACGGTTTGATTTCCCGATATTCGATTTTTTTGATACCGGATGCGACCTCGTCGAACCATTGGCGATGGAGAGTTAAATGCAAAACCATAATTTATTCCTTCATCCATTTTTTAAGGAGTTCAAGAATTTTGTCTTTGACCGTGGTCTTTTCTTCCAGTGCCTTGATTTTGATTTGATGCCAAAGCTCCGGGTCGTTGTGCTCCAAAATATACGTTTTTTTCTTCGCCATTTTTGTATTCTCCCTTTAGAATTTTGCCACAGTCACAACAGCCTACACACAAAATTGGTTTCGCGTATTCATCTTTTACGAACCATTAATATAATCGCCTGGGTGGATGCTTGCATTTCTTTTCCATTGTTTCACTCCATAAAAAAACGGCTTCCGGATTTTAACCCGGAAGCCGTTGCGTTGCTGGTAGAGCGGGGCGGTGGCTTATACGTTCAGAAGTTTTCCGATTTGATCAATCAGGTCGGGATTTTTGCATTTATTGATTGCATCTCGTACCTGGCGGATGCGTTTTTGGATTGCTTGGGTATCAAGCAATTCCTCTACGTATTCCGCTTCATCTTCTTCGTCGAGTTCCCACTCGTGTCCCGACACAAACGCGGGGACATCCTCAATCGGTGTGATTTCGTCTGGGCCGAGCCCAGAAGACCAGTGGCCGAACCACAAATAATGAGTATTATCGCGTTTATCCAACATGATCCGGTTGTAAACGCCATAACAATCGTTGGAGTTACCTTCGCGGGCGACTACACATTCCATTTTTTTTGTGTCGCGCACTTTACCATCGATAAGTTTTCTCATTTTTCACCTCTTTCTTTGCCCCATATTGGGGCGGTGATTGGGTTGTGGTTTGTCCCGCGACAATCGCGGGATTGATTATGGTATATATTATATAATAGATATAATACAAGGTCAAATGCTATGACGGGCGGTTGTGGACGATTGCGGGTGATTATGGTAAAATATAATAAAATAACGCTTAAAATCTAATATGTTTGGATATTTTTGGCTAATATTGGCTAAAACCTAAAAGACGGGAGGGATTTATTATGATGAAAAATCAAGCGGAACTCATAGAACGGTTAAGAAAAACACTCGGACTTGAGAAATATTTCACGGACAGAGACATTTTGGAATATACCAAAGGATCTTTTTTGCGTCAACGGACTGAGCTTGGCGTGGCACTTAGCCAGCTATGGAAAGAAATTTGCAAGGTATTCGGATTCAATCCCGTCGTTATTCTTTTATTGTTTTTGGTGTTATCATGTGCCGGGCCGTCAATGACCGGCGATCCATGGCAAGGCCTGACGCCTGAGACGTATGCAGACAAGGTGATGGATAACCCGGATCCGGAGAAGATCGCGGAGCAGGAAGCGGATGAAGTGGTTTCCGACGTGCTCAAGGAAGTGCCGGGCCTTGTGATGCGGGCCTTATTTTGGGGGGTGTTCTAATGGCGAAGCCTGGGCCGAGGACAAGGCCGACAAAACTAAAACTGTTACAGGGCAACCCGGGCCGGCGGCCATTACCGAAAAATGAGCCGAAACCGGAGAAGGCCGAAACTTTACCGAAGGCGCCGAAATTTTTGGACGCGATAGCAAAAAAGGAATGGCGCCGGATGGCCAGGCAGTTGTATGTGCTCGGCCTTTTAACGAATCTCGACATAACGGCGCTGGCGGCGTATTGTACAAATTATTCTTTATGGGTGGCGGCGACATTGCAGATACAAAAGTCGGGGGTGTTAATCAAGGCGCAATCTGGTTTCCCGATGCAGTCGCCATACCTGGCAATCGCAAACAAAAATCAAGGTGAAATGCGGAAGTGGCTGGTTGAGTTTGGCATGACTCCGAGCAGTCGAGCGGGGTTGGATTTCGATGGGCCGAAACCTCAGAGCAAGACGGATGCGTTTAGGGCCAGGGTGAAAGGGTAGCGGATGCCGAAAAAGCCAAAAAAGAAACCCGAACTGCATCCGGTGACGCAGTACGCCACGGACATTTGCGCGGGGGTTATCATTGCAAACAAGTGGGTTCGCCTCGCGTGCCGTCGTCATTTGGACGATTTAAAGACCGGCAAAAAGCGCGGTCTATATTTTGATGAGGCGGCGGCAGACAAGGTGATCGATTTTTTCCCGTCCTTCCTCTGCTTTTACGAGGGGGCTTTCGATGGCCAGCCATTTGTTTTAACTCCTCATCAACAATTTATAGTTGGCAGCATCTTCGGTTGGAAGCGGATACGGGACGGGTACAGGCGGTTTAGGACCGCGTATGTCGAGGAAGCGAAGGGCAATGGCAAAAGTCCTTTGGCTGGTGGAATTGGGCTTTATGGTCTCGGGTTTGATGATGAGCCCGGTAGTGAGATTTATGCAGCGGCTACAACCAGGGAGCAGGCAGGTATCCTTTTCCGCGACGCTCGACTGTTCGCAGGCGGATCGGAAGACCTGAAAACCGAATTTATAATCGGGCAGCACAATATCGCGTATGTTCCCGGGAACTCATTCTTTCGGCCGGTATCGTCAGAGCATCGAGGCCTTGACGGCAAAAAACCTCACATTTGCCTAATAGACGAAATCCACGAGCACCCAAACGATTTAGTTGTCAGAAAAATGAGCGCAGGTACGAAAACGCGGCGCCAGGCGTTGATATTTGAGATCACGAATGCCGGGTACGACCGGCAATCGATTTGTTTTCAGCATCACGAATATACAGAGAAAATCCTTGAGGGTACGCTGACAGATGATGCGTGGTTCGGGATCATGACCGGGCTGGACGTGTGTGCAGCGTGCGAGGCGGACGGCAAGACGATACCTCAGGACGGGTGCCCGGATTGTGACGATTGGCGCGACCCGTCGACCTGGGAGAAAGCGAATCCGAATCTGCACTATCTCGGGGCGCCATTTATGGATTACCTGAAAAGACAAGTGGCGCAAGCGCAGGCGATGCCGTCAGAGGAGAACATTGTCAAGAGGCTAAATTTTTGTATTTGGACGGAATCGATCACGAAATGGATACCGTCGGACAAGTGGAACGCCTGCGCATTTCAGGTTGATGCGGAGGCGTTAAAGGACCGGACGTGTTACGGTGGCCTTGACCTATCGACAAATATCGATTTAACGGCCTGGGTGCTGGTGTTCCCGCCGGTTGACGATGATGGCAGGTACGAGATCCTTTGCCGGTTTTTTTTGCCTCAAAACAATATGCGGGAGCGTGTTGCCCGCGATAAGGTGCCGTATGACGTGTGGGCGCGGCAGGGTTTTATCACTTTGACACCGGGAAACCTCATTGATTATGCGTTTATTTTGGCGCAGATTAAACAGGACTCGGATGATTTCCATATCGCGGAATTGGCTTTTGATCGGTGGGGATCGGAGAAAATAACGACCGATTTGCAGGACCTGGGATTTGAAATTGACGGCAAAAAATCGCTTGTGCAGTTCGGCCAGGGGTACGCTTCCATGAACGCGCCTACGAAAGACGTTGAAAAAATGGTGATCGGTAAAGAATTGGCGCATGGCGGGAACCCGGTTTTGACATGGATGGTGTCAAACGTGGCGATCAAGATGGACCCGGCGGGGAACCAGAAACCGGACAAGGAGAAATCGACCGAACGCATAGACGGCGCGGTCGCTTTAATTATGGCAATGGCGCGGGCATTGCTCAAGGGCGGACCTGTTAAATCAGCATACGACGGAATGGATTCTGACCAGATTTCTGAGCGCATGCGGCTTTAATACCTCAGGGCGGAAAAAAATGAAGGAACCACGGAAGTTTATAATTTACAAAGTGACAAATCAGTTGAATGGAAAAATCTATATCGGGCAGACCGCCAGAACACTTAAAGACCGCGAATATTACCACATTCGCGATACATTTATTAATAATAGCAAGTGTGCAATTCACAACGCTATCAGGAAGTATGGCTTGGAAAACTTTAAATTTAAAACACTTTTCCATTGTACTTCAAAAGCGGATATGGATAAAAAAGAAAAAGAAATGATCACATCTATGCAATCCAAAGGACCGGGAGGATATAATTTGACAGATGGCGGAGAAGGATCTTTTGGGTTTAAGCATACTGAGGAATCAAAGGCAAAGGTAAGGTTAGCCAACCTGGGCCGAAAAATGTCGAAAGAAGAAATAGAAAAAAGAAAAAAATCTCATTCGCACAAAAAAATGAGCGCAGAACACAAGGAAAGACTCATTAAAATCAGCAGAAATCGAAAAATGACAGACGAACAAAAGGCTAAAATGTCACGATTGGGGAAAAAGCATTCAATAGAGACAAGGACCAAGATGAGCAAATCTCACAAAGGGAAGCGGCCAAATCTTGGAAAAAAGGCTACTATTGAAACAAGATTAAAATTAAGTGTAGCGCACAAAGGGCACCGACGCAATTTGGGAAGCAAGCGGTCAGATGAAATAAAAGCAAAAATGAGTTTAGCCCAGCTCTTACGATTTAAAAAAGAAAAAGAATTAGCCGATGAGATCAAGGAAAGGATGGCGATATGAAAAGGGAAGAAATGCTTAAAAAAAAGAGAGGCCGACCAGCGAAATCGATGATAGAGGAAAAGAACCACGAACCGGAACAACTGGAAGAAAGACCGCAGGACGAAGCATCTCCGCCGCTTGTGCCTGATGATCCGCAAGAAGCGGTTGACGACTCAGAATTGATCAGAAAAGACCTGTTCCGTGTCGATGAGGTCGCGACATATTTTTCAGTTTCGGAGCGCTGCATTCGATTATGGATCGATCATGGTCACTTCTGCACCGAAAAATTACACGGCTCAATAAGGGTCACAAGGCAATCGATTTTAGATTTTAGGCTAAGATCGCGGGAAGGATTTCATAAATTTTCATAAATTTTCATAAATTTTCACTGTTTTATCTCACCCTGCCTTTACAGCCACGATTTTAACGCCTCATAATATCCCAAAAGCAGTTTTATCTGACTTACGGGAAATATTATGTGGGCTTCATAAGCAAGATCCGAAAAATTTTTAATCTTAGCCTCACCGATCCGAAAGCATGGGATCGCTCGCTTTGGAACCTCTACGGCGCGCAATCGCTATCAGGCGAGATAGTCACCGAAGAAACCGCTCTGACTTACTCCGCAGTTTATAACGCCATATCCCTCATATCCGGCACTGTCGGCAGTCTTCCGCTGCATTTGATGCAGAAGCAGGGCAAGGATAAGCAGAATTTTGATCAACTTCCGCTTTATCGCGTGATGCACGACCAGTGGAATCCGTACATGACGGCTATGGCCGGGCGCGAGACGTTGACTTCGCACATTTTGGCATGGGGCAACGGGTATGCTGAGATTGTTAGGAACGGATATAGAGATATTGTCGAATTATGGCCGATCACTCCCGACCGGATTGTGGCGATACGAATAGTTGACGGCGACCTAAAATATGACATTCGCGTTGGAAATGAGACGATAACGCTTCCAAGGCGGCAGATTTTGCACATTCCGGGGCTTGGTTTTGACGGTTTCAGAGGGTATTCGGTTGTTTCTATGGCGGCAAAGTCCATCGGCCTGGGCATGGCACTTGAGACATTCGGGAGTCTATACTTTGGGCAGGGCACGCACCCGGGGATTGTTGTAAGCCATCCGAATCAGCTGAACACGGAAGCACACAAGAATTTAAAAACGTCATTGACCGAAACATACTCAGGATTGGGGAAATCTCATCGGCTCATGCTCCTTGAAGATGGTATGAAACTTGAAAATATCGGTATTCCGCCAAACGATTCTCAGTTTTTAGAGTGTGTCACGCCAGATACTTTATTTTCGATGTATGATGGTTCTCTTGTCCCCGCTAAACATATTAACATTGGTGATATCATTATTGGATGGTCTGATGGCAAGCCTATCCCAGCAAAAGTAAAAGTTGTTGCACCTCCAAAAAATAAAAGGCTTATCAAAATTAGAACGGCAAGGGGCAGGGAGTTGATAGCTTCGGAAGATCACCCATGCTTGGGCATTGTTAAACTTAGGACTCCTGGTGGTCGAATCCATAAAAATAATCCTGAAAAATGGATACCATTAAAAGATATTGAGGTTGGGAATTATCTCAGGATTGGACTCGGGATGCCTGAAACGAATAGCGGTATGTCTTTTTTGGAGGCTTATTTTTTAGGTGCAATGGTAGGGGACGGATATATAAGAAAGGGATGTTGTACTTTCTGCTCTGATAACGTCGGAATAATTCAAAAAGTAAGAAATGCATGTCTGTCATTAAACGGTGATTTAAAAGAACGAAAAACAAAAGGCAATTCTTATAACCATGAAATAATAACTAATGGGGTTGGGGTTAAGGGCTCACCCATCAGGACCCTCTTAAATATTTCAGGGCTTGTTGGGAAACATTCACATACAAAATTTGTGCCGGAGATCATTTTTACCGGCGGTCCAGATGCATGGAGAGGTTTTTTGTCTGGATTTTTTGATACTGACGGAAGCATTAGAGACTCATCTGGGAAACAAACTCCAGCATTATACTGGGCAAGTACAAGCATTGAGTTATTGAAGGGATGCCAGCATTTGCTTGATATGCTTGGGATACAGTCAGCTATATACAAAATGTACAATGGTGGGACAAAGAAAATAATGGGGCAGATGTGCGAAACCAAGAAATCTTGGGGCCTCTATGTAATGTCAAATAGCCAACTTGGGAAAGCTGCGGATATATTATCATTATCCCATAGTGAAAAAGCTACCCGTCTACTTAAATATGTCAATCCAGGTAATAGCCGATATAGAGAAATAAACTTTCTTTATGATAGGGTGATTTCCGTTGGAAGTCTCGGAGAAGGCAAAACAATCGGAATAGAAATAGAAGGTTGCCATACACATATAACGAACGGACTTGTAACGCACAATTCCAGGCAATTCCAGATCCCGGAAATTGCTCGATGGTTCAACCTTCCGCCGCACAAACTTAAGGATCTAACAAAATCGAGTTTTAACAACATCGAAGCGGAGCAGACATCATTTGTCATGGATTCGATTTTGCCGTGGCTGGTCCGATTTGAACAAAATTACAATATGCAACTGCTTTCAAAGTCAGAAAAAGAGCAGAAAAGACTATATTTGAAGCACATTGTCGAAGGGTTGCTTCGGGCAAACTCAAAGGACAGGGCCGAATATTACAAGTTGATGGTTGGCAATGGGCTCATGACACCTAACGAGGTTAGAGAAAAAGAGGACATGAACCCGAGTGCCGATCCGTTGATGGATGAACACTGGATGCCGACCGGTCTCATACCATTGAGCAAATTTGACGAATATCTATCCAAAAACCAGGGGAAGCCGTCATTGGGTACGCTTCAACAGGTCGAACCAGGGACCGTGACCGCGCGGCTGATTGAAATGCACAAAAAAACGGGGGAATCATAATGTTAACCGTTAGAAAAATGGCAACAAGGGCGATCTATAATCGCCAGGAAATACAGGCTAAGCAAGGCGAAAAGACCGTTTATATTTATAGTGACATTGGCGGTTGGTTTGGCATGGATCACGAAGAATGGGTCAAGGAATTCAACGCGATTGATGCCGGCACCATTCACGTCCGTATTGATTCATCTGGCGGCGACATATTCGCGGCACGAACGATGAAAACGGCGATTTTGCAGCATAAAGCGAAAGTGATTGTTCACATTGACGGCATTGCGGCATCGGCGGCCAGTTTTTTAGCTATGGGTGCAGACGAAATCGAGATTGTCGATGGCGGTTTTTTTATGATCCATAACGCTTTGAGCTTTCTCGATATCTTCGGATATTTCAACGCGGACGATTTGGCAGCGTTGATCAAGGATATCGGAAAGGAAAAAGAACTGCACGCAAAAATCAACGAATCGATCGCAAACGATTACGTCAAAAAGACGGGAAACGACCAGGCGAAAGTCCTGGATTGGATGGCCGCTGAAACATGGTTTACGGCAAAAGAGGCCGTTGAGAACGGATTCGCGGATCGGATTTATGATGGCGAACCGCTTGAGGGGAGCTATGACCTATCGATTTTTGCCAATACGCCACAATCAATCAAAGATCGAACAGCAAAACTTTCAAAACGAACGCTTGAAAAAGCTCTACGGGACGCAGGGCTTTCAAATAAAGAAGCAAAAAAGATCCTTGCGGAAGGATTTAAGGACGACCAGCGGGACGTTGGAACGCCTGCAGATCCGCCGCCGGTAAAGACTGTTCAACGGGACGTTGAGCCACTAAAGCCGAAAAAGGATAGAGTGAGCGACTTATTAACCAGGGCCGAAGTAGCAGCCCCATCAGTAATTTAAATTTAATTTTGGAGGGAAAACAGATGAAGACCTTGACCCAATACCGAGACGACATAAAAAATCTTATGAAAAAAGCAGCCGACATTGATGCGAAATGCGTCAATGAAAATCGGGAAATCACCGAGGCAGAGCTTGCCTTAAAAAACGAACTACTTGAAACCGTGGAAGACATTCAGAAAATCGTTGTTACGATGGAACGACAGGATCGCATCCATCGGTCGCTGGAAGCTCCAGAGCCGGTGCAGACACAACCTGTTGCAGTCTCTGGCATTAAGGTCGGTGTTAACCGGGCGAGCAAAGACCGATTTACCAGCTTTGGTGAGCAGATGGCGGCTGTTTTGAATGCTGCACGTCCCGGCGCTGGTGTTGACCCCAGGCTTTTCAATGCGGCTACCGGCATGGGAGAAACCGTACCCGCCGATGGGGGCTTTCTGGTCCAGCAGGATTTTAGCAATGAACTTTTGGCCCAGGTTTACGAGACTGGAATACTTGCGCCGAAGTGTCGCAGGATTCAAATCAGTGGAACCGCCAATTCGATGAAGATCAACGGTGTTGATGAAACAAGCCGAGTTGCTACCAGGTCCGGTGGGATTATCGGATACTGGATTGATGAAGCTGGCGACAAAACGGCAAGCAAGCCGAAGTTTCGGCAGATCGAGTTGAATCTTCACAAACTGATCGGGCTTGTGTATTCGACCGATGAGCTTTTGACCGATGCTGTCGCGCTCGAAGCCTTTATCAGACAAGCATTTGTGGCAGAATTCGGGTATCTGCTTGACGAAGCCATCGTGAACGGGACCGGAGCAGGCCAGCCGATGGGCATTTTAAATTCGGGCAGCCTCGTCACTGTTGCAAAGGAAAATGGCCAGACAACGCCAACGGTTATGGCTGAGAACATTATGAAAATGCGGTCGCGGCTGTTTGCATCATCTAGGCAGTATTCGGTTTGGCTGATTAACCAAAACGTCGAGCCCCAGCTTCATTCCATGAGTCTTGCGGTTGGCACTGGCGGAGTTCCGGTTTACATGCCGGCAGGCGGATTGTCGAATCTTCCGTATGATACTCTATACGGACGGCCCGTTTATCCGATCGAGCAATGCCAGACCCTCGGAACGGTGGGCGACATCATTTTGGCCGATTTCAATAACGGGTATATCATCGCGGAGAAAGGCGGGATTCAGTCGGATATGAGCATACACGTGGCTTTTGTCAGCGACCAAAGTTTATTCCGTTTTGTGATGCGTGTGGATGGCCAACCCGTAAGGGCTTCCGCATTAACACCGGCAAAGGGTGGAGCGGATTACACGCAAAGCCATTTTGTCACGCTTGCGACAAGATCCTGATATTACTGATGCCGATTTTGCAATGGCAGGGCGAATTATAATCGGGAATTTTGGGAAGCAGGTTACATGGAGATCATTCGCCAGAAGTATGAAGCGGATGAACAACGAATAGCAGTTTAAAAACTAATTACCGGACAACCCGGTAATTTTAAAAATGCCGGACGACCCGGCAGGGAGGATTTAAACATGGAAGGGTACGGAAAAAAATATCATCTTGATGTCGGTTGGAGTCCAATCGACAAAAACGGCGGTGGCCAGAGCAATATCGTTTGCTTAAAAAATTATGAAATGGCCGAGTTCTGGATCATCACCGGCGCGGCTGTAACTGCTTCGGCAGCGGTCACGATGTTTCAGGGGCCGACAATTACCACGGCAGCGACCGCGCTGGCGTTTAGCCGGTACTTTGATTCAGGATGCCGGCTGAAATATGACGGCGAATCTTCAGGAGTCGCCGCAGCGGCAGGGGAAACCGCGATTGGAACATCAACGGCCAGCGGGTACGTTTACGAGGACCTCGGAAACGAGGTAATCCTTTATGGCCGCGATGAAACCGCTTACGTCGACAACGAGGTTTTGACCTTCAGCGGCGGGAAAACGGCAGTCGTCAACGGAACTTTGTTTGCCGAGGACATTATGATCCCCCGGGTAGCAACGGCCAACACGTTTAATATTACGTTGGTCCACGATGCAAACAGACGGTTCATGGTGCCGATATCAGCTTCAATGCTCACGGCTCCGAATGATTGTGTAGCGTTGACCATCGGCGACCCCGGAACTCCATCGCTCATGACCTGCTTTGTGATCCTGACAGAGTGCCGGTATGCCAACATGCCGATGCCGACGGCGATTTACAACTAACCATTAATCGGGCGGTCTTAAATGGCCGCCCATATAACCGGGTGGGGTCCGAACAGGATCAGCCTAAAGGAGATCAATCATGAGTTATTACAGTCCTTCAACGATAGCCAGAATCGCCGATATCAATTATGGCCTGCGGGTAGATACTGCTATAATAGCAGGGGCAACTTTATCGACAGCTAACCCGACACTCACGACCCTTTTCAATGTAGTCGGCGGCAGGGTTCTCGTTCGCCAGTTGGTCGGAGAAGCCTATGTGACTCTAGTAGGCGCTGGATGTTTGGTTAAATTTGGCTTTACGCCTACTGGCGGAGCGCAAGTTGACCTGACGGCTGTTTCACTTGATGCCGGATCAGGTGCATGGGCGAAAGGCATACGCCTTATTCTCGGAGCTGCAATCGGTGGGACCACCACTTTCAGTGCCATCGGGGTTTCGGTAGCGAAGGCCGTCGATCCTTATATTTTGGGCCAGATTGGACTCGGTGGGGCAATAGTGTTTCATGCCACGACCGCAGCATTTTCAGCAGGATCGGCAAAGTTTTCGGTCTGGTATGTTCCGTTTGATGACGGTTCTTATATCGAAGCGGCATAAAGGGGGTGAATCATGGCTATCGAAAAAGTGGCTACGGTTACACCTTACCAAGGAGTGCTGGCCGACCTCGACGAACTCACGGACACGGCGGCATATCCGGCAGGATCGCTTTTTCATGCGGTTGATACCGGCGATGAATTTGTACGTTATGCCGATGGCTGGATCTTGGATTTGCGGAAGGCAAGGGCGATCAAACGTGCAGAATTGCTCTAAAAATTTATAAATAACGGAGGTTGAATATTATGTTTGCCAAAATAGGACGAAATACTCCAGCATCGACAGGGACGAATCCGCTCCGGGGGAATAGTCTCGGCAGCCTCGTTGTCGAAGCCGGCTATCAGGACAAAACACAGGCCGGGAAGCATTACTTCGCTTTTTGTCAGGGTCAGAACGTTGCGCTTTATACCGCAACGGCACAAATTGGGCTGGTTGTTTATAACCCGGCGACCAGCGGCGTTAACATGATCCCAAAACTATGGAGCATCACTGTTTGGGCGACCTCTGCGGCCATGACCGGAATGGTGATGGCTGTCAGCGCACAGACGATCGTGCCGACGACCCCGACGGTAGCGACATTGACCGGGAAATCACTATTGACTGGATCGACCGGACTTGCAGCGGGATCATGTGTTGCTTATTCGGTTGCAACAATTCAGACTGCGCCTGTTATCGCATGGCCGCTTTTCCACAACACGGCTGCAATCAATATCGTTGGAGCGGAAGTTATCGGCGGAGACCTGAAAGGTGCTATTGGATTTGCACCCGGAACGGTTTGCGTTATCGGAGCCCTCGGGGCGGCCGGTGTTACTGTTGACATTGGTTTGACCTGGGACGAAGTACCGATCGGTCTATAAGCGATCAGTTTTTAAACTTTAAATATGGCGGCAGGTTTAACACCGCCGCCATATTTTTTAAGAGGCCGATATGATATTGGATGCTAACGCCGATAAATATTTCAAGGGACTTTTATGTAAGACTGGGGATGATACTTATCAGGTTCCGCGCATTGATGCGAGCACCCATGCCATAACAACGATTGAACATGAGCATCACGAAATCCACGACGGAAGTTCATTAACCGTGACCGTAACAATAACAAGATAAGCGGAGCGATGGACAATGCGACAGCGCATACTACAAATAAGGTGACCACTTTTGACGAGACAGAACTTGCAGCAGCTAATTTTACTGCAGGAACCATTATCAGGACGGAGCCTATTGCTATCGGCACTGGACCGAAGCCAGCGGGAGGAGATTTCAGGGGAGCACAGGAATATATTTTAAAGCGCAATACGCCATATGTTTTTCTCTTAACGAATCTTGGCGCCGACGCAAACGTACATCATGTTTTTATTGACTGGTACGAACATTTTCCAAAGGGGGAACAATGAGACTTGACCCGGAAACCGATTCACAAAATGTAATTTATATCAATAGCCTAAGTTTGGTAGACATTACGCTTTCACTCGACACAAACATTTATGCAAGCGGCGATGTGCTTGCGGCGACGCAAGAGGTCGCGGGGGCCGTGCGGTTGGTGGGTGGAACGGGTGTAATACAGTCGCTTGTCGTGCTTGACAAAGACGATCTCGCGTTAGCTCTGGACATTGTATTTTTGCAAACCAACGTATCAATCGGAACCGAGAACGATGCTGTGAGCATAACCGATACCAACGCAGGCCAGATTCTTGGGATTGTTGAGATAGCCGCCAGCGATTACGTCGATTTAGTCGGATCTCAGCTTGCCACAATGGGTAGTTTGAGCATTCTTGCCAAAGCCGCCACTATCAGTACATCACTATTTGTTGCGGCGATTTCCAGGGCTGCCGGAACATATTCGGCAGCTGGGATAACGCTTAAAATCGGTATCTTGAGGGATTAATAATGCCGTTTTTGCGCGGAACAAGACAACGACTTTCGGGGGTGTTAGGCGAAAACGTCACAAATTTTATTGACGATTTCACTGGCCCTAATACTCAGCCTATTAACGGCCGTCGGATAGACTCGTCTTCGCGACGATGGGTTTCCGAAACCGGCACCATCTCCGGCAATGCTGCGCGGCATACGGAGACGTTGGGGGCGGAGAAGATTACTAATCCCACTTGGGATGTGAATACAACAGGTTGGACTGAAAACGGTGGGTCATTATTAGCTTCAATAGCTGGTGGGCAGTCAAATAATTGTTTAGAAGTCACCACGGGTCTTGATGTAAATTCTGGAGGATATACAGAAATAACTACTATTGTCGGTACGGTTTATAAACTCTCAGTATATGCTAAATCTGGAACGTCGGGGGCACAACTTTTTCAGTCTATAGTTTATGAATCTCCTTGGACTAATTTTCGTTTGGTAATAGAAGAGACTACAACAGGTAGTTGGGTACAACATACAGCTTATTTTAAAGCAACGGTTACAAATACTCGAATTGTCGTATGGCAAGCAAATTTTGGCGCCGGTACAATACTTTTTGATGAAATCTCAGTTAAACCCATTACTCTCTCCTCCATCCTCACCCTCTCCAATCTCGGCTTCAGTCAAGGCCGCTACTGGTTCACTCCGGCAGCCGCAGCGGGGGAACTCAGCGGAATTGTAATCCTTGCAAACGACAGTGTAGCTTCCACAGACGGCCTATTTTGCTATGTTGACAGGACAGCGGCAAAACTCCAAGTCTTCAAGCGGGTTGCCGGAACCGATACTTCGCTTATCAGCACAGCGATAACGTATTCAGCAGGGGCTAAGGCAGCCCTTGTTTATGATGCCTCAGAGGGCAAGATCTGGGCCTTTTACAATAACGCCATAGTCGGCACAACTCAGGCCTTGACTGATGCCAGCGTGATTACCAACACCTGGCACGGGATTATGTCAACCGGGGCCGCTACGGTGGACGATGTTGACTTTGGGCCGCTGGGGTATGGGGCTTGGCTTACCACCTCGGGTGACGATATAACAAAAGCGACGCCAGGAGTCGTGACGATAACCGCTCACGGGCTATTAAACGGTGCTGTCGTTTATTTTGACGGGCTGACACAGATGACCGAGATGAATAAACAATACGATATTGTGGCAGGCAAGACCGATAATAACTTTCAGATCCGAAGCACAGCGGCTTTCGGAGCGGCAGAAACAACTGGTGGCGCTGTTGTCAGGGCTATTCAATAGGAGAACCAATGGCAAAAGAAATAATACTCGCAGACATCGACTGGAGCGGCGGCAAGCAACTCCCTGACGGCACTTGGACCGGGGCAAGGCCGATCCTGCCGTCAAACGAAGATGAGGACGTTGACGATCTGCTCAAAGACGGTGGCTTTGAAGGTTGGTACTCAGGCAACGAACCTGGAATGATAACACTGGAAATGGCCGAGAAAGACAAGCTGCTCCAGGCGCATGTGCATATCTGGTGCTCGGACGATAACCTGGTGAAGATTTCCAAGATCAAAAAGGAAGACGGATCGCCAAAGTTTAAAATAAAAACCTTAACATCTGAAAAAGCAAAAGCCAAAAAACCGGAGCTTGATCCGGAAAACAGCGGAGATTAAAAATGGGTGATTTGGTTATTGTAACAGCGCCGGCATTCGAGCCGATCACTTTAGAGGAATTAAAGTTACACCTCCGCGTTGACTCTGGTTCGTTTGCCGACAATATCGACCAGACGCAAAGCAACGTATCCGATCAATACGCCATAACCGTTGCATACGATCACCTGGGGGCCGGTGTGGACGTTTTAGGATATACCCCTGTTGTGACATTGGCAGCAGGATATAACGCGGCAGGCGCGACACTGGACGCTAAGATTCAGGAAGCCGACACGAATACCGAAACGCTCACAATAGATGTGGCTCCTGCATCCGATTGGGAAGCCGACGACATTATCACCGGGCAGACCAGCGGGAAAACTTGCGTCTGCGTGGCGAAACTCACGGCATTGACCTACACTGTAAAAGACCGCTCCGGGATATATACGCTTAATGAGATCATCGGCGTAACAGGAACGGCTGCCAAGCTGGCCGACCAGGGAGCAGCGCACCCTACGTTTGCCGGATCTGATTTCACCGACTGGACCGGTGGCGGATTTACGCAAATCACCGACGCGACGGACCCGTCAACGCAGGAAATCGCTTATACCGGAACGAAACAATATATCCGGACGGTTGCGAAAGTGCTTGTTGATGTATGCACTTTTGGGACGCAGGTCGTTCGGTTGACCGCGACGACGATCGAGGACGATCTGCTGAACGATATCATCACGGCAGCAAGGGAGCATGTTGAGGACATAACGCGCCGGGCGATCATAACGCAGACCTGGGACTTTTTTCTTGACGAGTTTCCGGCTGCGGACCGATTCAAGTTACCTTTCGGAAATCTTCAAACAACGAGCCTTGCCGTTACCTATTATTCGGTATCGAGTACGGGAACCAAAACGACAAACACAATGACATTGACGACCGATTATTTAATCGAGACAAACGGCAGTGCCTGCGGAAAAATCGTTTTGCCTTATGGCGAAACATGGCCGAGCTTTACCAAATGGCCTACGCAGCCGATTCAGGTGCGTTTCTTTTGCGGATGGACGACTCGGGCGCTGGTGCCGGATCGGATCAAGTCGGCAATGAAATTGATTTGTGCAGATATGTATTGGAACCGTGAGGACCAGATCGTAAGCGGGCAGCCTTATCAGACGAACAAAACGGCGCAGCGATTGCTCGCGAGCCTTCGGCTTTGGGATGATTTTTAATGCAATCCGGGCAGTTGAATAAACGAATCACTTGGCAGGCCTCTACAAAAATTTCAGATGGAATGGGCGGTTTTGATGTTTCATATACTGATGTTTGCACAACTTGGAGCGCAATATGGCCTATTTCAGCCAATGAGCAGATACAATCGATGCAAACAGATATGATAATTACCCATAGAATAAGAATCGTTTACCGGAGCACTTTTAGTCCAAGTTGGCGCGGGAATTTCGGGAATCGGTATTTTAACATTGTTTCGATTTTGAACCCGAATGAGAAAAACGAAGTGCTTGACATAATGGCGAAGGAATCGACGTAATTGCTTAACCTTACGACAGCTATATATGGCAAACTTTCTGGAAGCGCATTAGCCGGTCACATTGCAAATCGTTTGTTTAAGGGCCGTGCTCCTGAGGGTACCGATTATCCATATGCCGTTTTTTTTGTCGTTTCGGATTCGCCGATCAAGACTTTTACGGAAAATTTTGAGGATGTACTTATTCAGTTTTCTTTATTTTCGGCCACTTCCGGGACAACCGAAGTTGAAAATATGTTTACGGATCTTAAAACGCTTTACGACGAATGCGCGATGACGATAATAAATACAACATGGTTCCATTGGATGAGGCGGCAAAACGCGACGCTGATAGCCGACGACGTGACAACACCGGCGGGAACGATTCAGGTTTGGCATTATATTGTGGATTATGAACTTATGATTTTGGGGACCACATGATATCGATCATTATTCCAGTTTTGAACCAGGCGGACATGGCTCACGATTGTATTAACGCCGTCCGCGAAAATACGGGCGGGTTTGATTATGAATTTATCATCATAGACAACGGATCAGATCCGCCTTTTAAGCCACCGTTTAGCGGAATGAACGAAACGGTCTTGATCCGCAACGAAGAAAACAAGGGCTTTCCGATAGCAGTTAATCAGGGGATCCGGGCGGCGAAGGGCGACATTATTATTCTTTTAAATGATGATGTTATCGTCACAGCGGGCTGGGCCGAAAGGCTTGTCGGATGGCTGGATCATTACTCGATTGTTGGACCGTTGACGAATTATTGCGCGGGTCTGCAAAATATTACGCTTGGTGCCTACGAGAACCAGCCGGAACTCGAACAGGAAGCGGCGGCATTAGCCGAGGAACACGAAGGCCACGCAAACGCAGTGCAATTCGTGGTTGGCTTTTTAATGGTTTTCAAAAAATCTCTTTATGATGAGATCGGGGAGTTTGATGAATCATTGTGGCCGTGTAGTGGTGAGGAAATAGACTTCTGTCTACGGGCCAGGGAAGCCGGGCATAATGTCGGAGTTGCCCATGATGTATATGTGCATCATTATGGGAGTCAGACTTTCAGCGATATGGACAATGCGGGCACGCTGAAATACGGGGAAATTTGCGAGCGGAATGAAAAGCACTTGGCCGACAAGTGGGGCGACAAGAGTGCATGGGATAGCCAACTAGCCAACGAGCCGTCGGGGTGTAATTATAGGGGTACGATCCAGGGCGATAATGACGCGCTACGGCTCAACTTGGGTTGCGGTAATTTCCCGATGAAGGGATTTATCAATATCGACCAGTTCGAAAACGTGAATCCGGATATCGTGTCGGATGTGACGAATTTGCCTTATGGTCCCGGGACGGTTGACGAAATCTACGCCGGGCACTTGCTTGAGCATTTCGATTGGGAGGGCGGCCAGGTCGCTTTGCGGCACTGGTGGACATTGTTAAAAAGCGGCGGAGAAATCCGCATCACGGTGCCGGATTTTGACGTGCTGGCAAAAAAGCATCTTGAAAATCCGACTGTTGCCAGCATGCGCGAAATGAATGATTTATATATGTTCAGCTACGTGCAGAAATCGCCGCACTTGTATTTTTATAGCGGGGCGCTTTTAAAATCAGCTATGGCCGAGGCTGGGTTTGTCGGTCTTGAGAAATTGCCGGTAAATCACCCCTATTTTGTTGATGATGTAGATTGGCAGTGCGGATACCTGGGGGTAAAACCATAATGGATCAGACCTCAATGGATATAATGAAGGAGGCCGTCGAAAAATACGGGATGAATACCGGGACCGTTATAGATATTGGCAGCTATGATGTCAACGGGACATATCGAGAGCTTTTTACAGAAGGGAAATATATTGGAGTAGATATCCAGTCCGGGCCGAATGTTGATATGTTCATTGAGTCTAACGAATGGGATAAACTCAAAAATGTGGATGCCGTTATTTCGGGGCAAACCCTTGAACATGTTACCGATATTCCGCGATTAATGAATTCCATTTATGATGTTCTAAAACCCCAGGGATTGCTTTGCATTATCGTACCCTCGGCAGGACCGCCTCACGATTATCCGACGTGGGTGGGTAATTTTTCAGAAGAAAGGTTATCGAAGATAATCACTGAATCCGGGTTTGAGATTTTAGAAACCACCATGAGCGATGTTGAACCATGGCATCTTTTATGTTGTGTGGCTAAAAAGTCAAAAAGAACTCAAATAAATAAAATAATGCGATTAAGCAATTTCCATTTAGCGGTAGCGATCCCGCTTACTTTTCCAATGGTGCCGTCGAGCTTTTTTTACAGCTTTGCTCACATGGACAAAACGCCGACATACACATTGATACATGCTGATAACGGGCCGATCGATACTTTACGGAATGACCTTGCGGAAATGGCAATGGGCGTTGGTGCGACACATATTATATTTATGGACACGGATATGAACTATCATCCGCAGACGATCCCGAGGCTTTTATTCCATAGATTGCCTATTGTCGGGGCGCTTTGTTATCGGAGATATCCGCCGTTCGATCCTATCCTATTGCGAGGTACGCCTGGCGATTATGAGAGTATTGACGAATGGAAACCGGGCGAGCTTGTAGAGGTTGACGCGACCGGGTGCGGATGTCTACTTTTTGAAATGAGCGTATTTCGAAAAATGCCTCGGCCATGGTTCAAATTCCGATACTTAAAATCCGGCGAGGGGTTGGGCGAAGATATAGGATTTTGTTCCGACCTAAAAAACAACGGATATAAAATATTTGTTGATACAACTGTGCCGAGCGGGCACCTGACAACTTTAAATGTCACGGATTCGACATATCGATTATATAAGGCGATGAAAACAGAGGAATATAAAAAGAATTTGGAAAGGGCGCTCGATGGGGGCGGGTCTTAAAATAGTAGTTTAGGATCAGGATTTTATATCCTGAAAAAACACAACAGGAGGAAAATAAAATGCCAGCAACAGTATTAAACGGACGGTTTCAAAAAGTGACTTACGGAACCACCAAGGTTTTGGGAGCGGGGCGGTTTTCCATTTCTGGAATGACCCGGAAAACAATCGAATCATCCGAGTTCGGCGACGATATCGATACCTTTGAATTCGGAACGGCGGACGGCGGAACGATCAGTATTACCGACGTTCTGTATGATCCGACTGACACGACGGGGCAGGCCATGCTTGATGCATTGATTACGACTCCGCTCAAAAGCCTTGGAGGGATCGCGGCCTCGTCAAGCGGGTTGCGGTTTTATATCAACTCGACTTCAAGTTGGCGTGTAGGCACATCCGGGCATATCCTTTTGACTGGCGCAAAGCGGTTGGAGGCAGATCGCAACGGGCTTGCCAAATGTTCCTTCGATGGCCAGATTTCCGGCGCGGCAATGGCGGTTTATAACTAACGACCTTTAAGAAAGGGTTTTTTATGACTGTATTTGATTTTGAGAAGGGGGAGCAGGGGGACTGGTTCAGCTTTTTCAGTTCGCACATTGACCAGGAAACAGCAAAAATCGTTTATGATACGCCGGAGGAAGGGGCGGCAGAATTCCGGGTCCGGTCGATGATACCGTATTGGGAGGAGAAGCGAAAGGGGCGCAAGCTGGAAAGCAAAATGGTCCTTAACCCGACAACTCGGGCGATGGAGCGAGTGACGTGGGACGCGGACCTGACGTCTGAGCAAAACGCACAGGAGAGCGCGGAGGCCTGGGATTACGCGATCACCGGGTTTAAAAATGCTTTTAGCGCACCAGGAAAGCCGATTGAATGCACGCTTGATAATAAATTACGGTTCACTAAAATGCCGGTGTTTGTTCGTTTTATTGGGCGGGTGTTTCAGATTATCGCTGATGCCGGGGTTGGACAACAAAAAGCCGCAGAAAAAAACTCACAGACGCCGCAGGATGGGTAATCGATTTTTCCGGCACTTGCGGCGGGTGCAGAACGATGTATGTAGAGCGGACGCCACCGGCGGAGCCACCCTGCGGTGATTGCCGGGTTGATCCGTTCCCGGAAAACAGGGACGCGCTTAAGATTTTTTTTATTACCAGATATCAGTTTATCATGGGCATGAACGGGCCGATTGATATGAATCATTTAGCGATCGATTCGGCTATAGAGCGCGAGGGGATCAGGGACCGGCGCGGGTGTTTCGGAAAGTTGTTAATCCTCGGGCGGTGGTGGATTGAGCGGGTAAACGAAAAAACAGAGTAGGTCGAAAATGGCTAAAATCGATATTGATCTATCCCAATATGACACTATTTTTTTCGCGGAGGCAATGGACCGGGTGGAGGCGGCGGCGATAGTTATCCGAGATGAAGCGAAGCGGATATTGAAAGGCAAGCTCAAGGGCAACTGGCAGGAACATCCGCCATATAAGGGTGGAAGTGTTTGGACGGAACGCGAGAAAGGCGCGATGGTTGAAACGATCCGGGCGGTTCGAAGTCGAAACGAGAAAATCAAAAACGTGTACGTTATCGCGGGCAACTACAAAACATGGTGGGCCGTTCAGTTAGAGTATGGCAGAGGCCAATGGCGCGGCGGTGCAAAGCCGTTTATGCGTCCAGCGATGAAGGCCACGGAAACCAAGGTGCACGCGATCCTTGAGGGCGGTGCGGCTTACGGGCGGGAGATTATCTGATGGCTTGCAGTGTTAAAAAGTTGAAACATAAACTTGAGGCTTTTTGTTTCGATAAAACATCGACCGCCTTAGAAGAAAGGAGGTTGTCGTAATGGCTAGCAAGCCCGTCGGCACGATGTTTCGTTGAGCTTGACCTCGAAACCACGAAATATACTAAGGCGCAAAAAGCTATTCTTGCCGGCGCCGAGAAAAACTCTACAGATATAAACCGGGTAATGAAAACGGTTGGGACGCATAGCGACGCGATGTATATCGCTATGCGTAAAAACATTCAAAACGCTTTGGGGTCAATCGAGCGTTCTCACAGCTCATCGAGCGATGAAATCAGGCGGGCGAAAGCGGCGGCAGCAGTAAAGATCAAGGCAATCGATGACCAGCAATACGGGCAGCAAACATCTTTAATTGAGGGAATGAAAAAGAATTGGCTTGCGGCTTCAGTGGCAATTTATGCAGTGATGCGTGGTATCCAGGCCGCTTGGGGTTTAATGGGAGACGCGGCAAAATTTGAGCAGCAAAAAGTCGCGTTTGATAAACTTGCGGCATCATATGGCGCAAGCGGTGATAAAATAATCGCTGATTTAAATCGTATCTCCGGCGGGACAATAGACGCTATGACAGCCGTTGAAAAGGCTGGTACGGCTATGATGATGGGGATTGCCCCGGATAAAATATCAAAATTAATGGAAATAGCAAGAGCAACGGCAAAGATGACAGGTCAATCCGTTGTGAAATCTTTTGAAGATATATCGCTTGCCGTAGGCAGGCAGAGCAAAATGATTTTGGATAACCTGGGGATTATTGTTTCTGCCGGAAAAGCAAATGAGGATTACGCTGCGACGCTTGGGAAAACAGCACTACAACTCACGGACACTGAAAAGAAAACGGCCTTTTTGAACGCTACCATTACTGCTGGCGAAGATTTAATGTCCCGCATGGGCGACCAGGGAGAAACGGCAGCTGATTCGATGGCGGTTCTCGAAGCGATAATGAAAGACGTTCGGCTCGAAATCGGCAAAATGGTCTTGCGGCTTATGGACGATATGTTGCCCGCTTTGCGCTGGACGGCAGAGGCGATTAAAACAGCCACAAAGTCTTGGGCCGAATTTTTAGACGGAGTGACTTCTGAAGATATCTTAAAAGAACAACTTGAGGAAATAAACAAAGAAATTAAAACATTAAAAAAGAATCTCGCCTTAGGGCCGAGCGTGATCGAGTTTCTTTATGGATCAGAGGATGAGGCGAGAAAACAGCTCGCCTTGTTTGAGAAGCAGGCCGAAATCGTCACTAAAAGCATCAAGACACATTGGAATGTGCGAACCGCTGCAGGTGTGAAAAGCGCAAAAGATCAAGTCGTAACCGCCCAGGGCCTAACCGAAAAACAAAAAAAGGAACTTGAAAAAAGGTTAAAAGCTGAGAAAGATGCGCAGCGGGAGATTATCGCATTTCATACTAATGCAGAGAGAGACGCAATTTGGCGATACAAAGAATATGAAGCGGATATAGTTGCGGCGGCCATAGCAGCAAATGAAGCGATCGAAGAAGACGAGCTTGATCTTGAACAACTTTATGTTGATTCTCTTGGCCGGCGTGAAATCGGATTCGGTTTGTTTATCGAGGGGATAAAACAAGGATACGGCGATTTAATTAAAATCGAAACTGATTGGAAGGTTGAAGGCGAGAGGCTTTTTTGGGAGTTTACTCGGAACACTTCAAAGGCTTTTTCTGATTCTTTCGTCGCGGTTATCAAGGGCGATTTTGACAGCATCGGGGATGCCTGGGACGCTTTCCTCGATTCGATGATCAGGGCATTTGCTGACATGCTTGCGGATATGCTTGTGAAGTGGGCGATAAGCGGACTCGGTTCGATTCTGAGCGGTGCTTTTGGTGGCGGAGGTGGTGGCGGAGGATTTGTGCCAGACTGGGTTCCAATCATTGGATGGCTTGCACATGGTACAGGAGCGGGCGGCGTGCCACAAAGCGGTGCATATGTACTTCATACGGGCGAGATTGTTTTGACAAAAAAACAATCGGACGTCGTTAGAGCTTCGAGTGGTTTCAGCGTCGCCGGTGCGGTTGGAAGTGATACGCCAGGTGGCGGCGGCAGTATAGATATTGGATCTAATCTAACTGGCCATAAAGGCAGTGCTCCATATAGATCGTATGAAGATCCGATATGGACCGGACCGGGTTTTGAGGAGTTTCTTGAACCTAAAGATTTTCTTACGAAAGGGATTGTGGGTGCCTTTGTAGATGCTACCGCAGAGGCTTTTAGTTTTGGTTTGCAAAGGGATCTTGGAATACGAGGTGCTTGGGCAGAGGCTGGGGCAGTTATTGGGAAAGTGATCCTTGGTGCTATTGGTTTAATAGCTGGTGGACCGGTAATGGGAGCAATGGGGGCTGTTATAGGTTCTGGAATTGGGACGGTGCTTGGTGATCTTCTTGGTGACGCTTTTAACATGCGCGAAACAGAACCCTTGAGAGATTACCTTGAACGCGAGTTCGGCTTTTTTGGTGGGCGCCACGGATTCGCAGATGATTTTTATGACAAAATCGGAACATTGTCCGATCCTTTTGGTGCCAACACTATGGCCGGATCTTTTACTGCTCAATATGGAAATTTTATTGACAAAAACAAGGAAACTTTCGAGGAATTAGGGATTGATGTCAACCAGTCGATGGTTGATGTTGCCAAAGACATTGCGAGGGCTGCCGGGTGGTCAGAGGCGGAAATCGAAGGCAGTATCAGGGACACAACGACAAGTATCGAATCAGATATCACGGCATTTTCCACAATGACCAAAGACATGGCAGAAAATCTTGGAATAAATTTTGCTGGTATGGAAACGGCATTTGATGCCGTGGGATTCGATTTTGGAATATTTACGAGTGCAGCCATTGACGCAATTGACACCATGATTACTGCTACAACTGATTTGGAAACATCTATAAAAGAGAAAATGGATGCGGCGATTGGGGTAATTGATACAGCAATAGGTAATGCTAATGATGCTGCTGATGCTGCTAATAATGCTGGACCTGGACCTCAAGCTGGGGGTGGTGGTAACGATTATGACCCAGGAGAAGAGGGGGATGACTGGGGAGATGGAGGCAACCAAGGTGGCAGTGGTGATGCAGGTGGTGGAGGTGGAGAAAGTGATCCTGGAGATACAGAAGGAACCGGATGGCAATTTGGTGGCCGTGTTCCGAGAACGGGGCCGGGATTTTTACACGCGGGAGAGGAGGTTATCACACAAACTAACGTAAGGCGGCTTGAGAGGGCTTTTGGTAGTACTGGGGCGCCGTCCGTCGTGGGCAGACCGATGAAAATAGTTTTACAGATCGGCAGAGACGAATGGGCGGCAAACGTGAATGCAATTCGTGACGTGGAGCGAGTAAAACTTGCCAAGCGACCGGTTGGAACGCGTAGGATTTCATACTGATGCTATTGGTGCAGCAAACAATAAACGCGGTGGTCAATAAGATTTCGATCGAATCCCATAATTTGGAAGCGCCGTATTACAATCGCATTTTTCAGATGGATTCATTGAACCAGGGAATTCGGAAAGCCTATGGCGGATATTTTAAAGCGGACATCGGGGGGTACGTTTTATCGCCGGAATTATTTACGGGCGATTGGCCTCCGCCGATCAACGGGGCCATATCAATGGCGTATTCAGCGATCACTGAGGCGGCAGCGGTGACGTTCCTTACAGGTACGGCGCACAGGACGATGTTTGACCGGGAGTCGGTCAAATATGACATTTACGGGGATCAAAACGATTATGTTGTACCAGACGCCACGGCATACGCGCCGAATGATACGCTTGTTGACGTATTTACTGACCAATGCGGCGTTGCAAAAATGAACCTGACCCTTGACAGCACGCTGGCGCGAAATCCTTCTCCAGGGGTAACATACACGACCAGCGGCGAGCAGTTGGCCGTTGACTTTCTGGACGGAATAGCGGCGTTTTTCACACATATGTTTTATATTTTTGACGGCACGCTCTACCTTATGGACATGGCAGCCAACAACGGGACCAGGACATTGACGGAAAACGATTATTTCGGACCAGTCGAGTCTCCGGTTGAATATTTCAACAATGTTCCGTGTGCGATAGCGAAGGCCGGGGATTATTCGGCACAATCGGCTTACTATTACGGTGACGAGATATCGGAAACCGATTATACAACAGGTTCGGCTGCCGGGGTAGACGCGGCGGCGGCATTGGCGCTTATAATCACATATCAAAACAAGGATCGTTGCCGGATCGCAATACCTTTCCTGGGCGACCTGCCTGCGCCGGGTGAACAAATAACGCTGGTCGATACATCGCAGATCGTATCAACGACTATGGTTTTTAATGCCCGGATCATCCAATATGATTTTGATAATGATCAGATCATAATCGAGGGCGAGGGGGAGGTGACGGCGACATGAAAGTCCTTTATCCGAACAATTATATAACTGTGATCGAGGCGGACGAGGAAAACGCAAGTTATCCGATCACAAATGTTGAGGATAACAACACCCAAAAAGTTTGGAAGGCCACCAGTAATGACGCGGTGGTATCTTGCATTTGCACGGCAGGCGCAACGGCGATTGTCGTTTTTAACACGAATGCCACGGCGATCACGGTGGTCACGCGGCAATCACTCGGGCTTGATTGGCAACCGGCATTAGCGACCTTTGGTATCGATTGGCAGGCTTCGCTTGCGACTTTCGGAATTGATTGGGTCGAACAAACGGCGGTCACGACTACATACGACATTTCAGCGTCTTCGATCGGCCAGCTTTGGGCGGATTTTACAACCTATGCAGAGGGATTTGTCGTTTCCTTAACATTCACTGCGGCAGCCGGGACCATCATCGAGGCGGGGATTATTCAGGCGGGGATTCCTAAAGTCTACACGGATCCGCTGTATGGAATACAGGAGGGCCTAAAGGATTATTCGATTTTAAAAGAGTTGAACAGCGGCGGGTTTTATGTGCGAAAAAGATCGGTGGCGCGAACGCTCACGTTTCGACTACTCGAAGATCGCGATGAAGATTTCTATGAATTTCTATATGATGTGGTTCAGGTGGTGGGACCTGGGCCGCTCGCGTGGAGGGTAGTGCACAAAAAATCAACGGATTGGGAATGGATTATTTTTGCACTATTTGATGGCGGGCTGCCGGCGGGATCTCACGACGACCGGATTTTCAGTTATATTGACGTGAATTTAATCGAATCGATTTGAGGTGAGATATGGCAACACCAAAAGGATGGTATGGAACAGCATTGATAGGAGGCGGGGCTGATTCGCTTGATGCGATAGACGGCGATTCGCTGACAGATAAGGATGTCGCAAAGGTTTTTGCGGGCAATGTCCATTATGAATATATTCTCGACGCCGACGGTGGTGCTGGCGAGTCTTCGCCCGATGTCATTGTTCCGGATGCAAATCCGGGTACTAAGAATTGGGTCTTGCAACAGGCGTATGGAGCTTTTGTTCAACAAGTCTATGCGTCGCTTGCGACTGTGCAGACCGGCACCACGGCAATGCC